ACAACACCTTGAACATATTCCATAGTACCTTTGGCATTAAACCCCATGTATTCGAATTGTGCTCCGAGCTTAGTTGCTTGTTCAACTCCAAGTCCAGTACCGTAACCGATTGCAGTGATGTCTTTAACCATCTCTTCCGACATTGCACGTGCACGACCTGTTTCATCAGCATAACCTTCCATTATAGTTCCGACATCAGAAAGATTACCACCAAGTCTCGCAACATATCCAGCACTACCTTCAAAACTCGCACGCATTGCATCGGCTTTCGAACCAGAGAGACCAAGACTAAGGATTGTGGATTTAATTGTCTTATCACTATCCATTAAGTATCTCAACCCAATTTTTAATTGACGATTAAGTTCATTTTGAATTGTTTTTCGGGTTTCAAGACTTTTATTATATTTTCGAGAACTTTCTATTAATTTTCTAGTATCCTCTTCAACTTCTCGTAATTTTTTTTCTTGTTCAGTAGTAAGAGTAATGTCTTTGGATTTCAGATCATTAATTAATCTTTGATTATTTTGTATTTTTTCAAGTTCTAATGCACGTTGCTTGGTAGAGTTAAATATATTATTGGTTTTATTAAGGTCTTTCTCAATAAGATCATCTAAATTCTTATAAAGTTTAATTAAATCTTGTGCTGATTTCTTGTCTGCCATTTTATAATACTATAAATATAAATACAAAAGACCGAGAAAATTACTATCTCGGTCTGAAGTTATTTTGGTTTCGTGCCTTATCATGCATTTTTTCGATTTCCTCATTTTCTTTTTCTAATAGAAACAGGAAATGTCGTCTACGATATATAGGCAGTTTTTCGATATAATCTGCTTGGAACTTAGCGTGTTTGGTCAAGATGTAGATTTCCTCATCGACCATTTTTTTATACTCACCCGCTAAGTGCTGGGGAAAAAAAAATCGATGCCCACAGTTAATTGTGCTTTGAATTTATAACCATCTTTGGCTTTAAATTCATAATCCATATCTACATCAGGACTTACATCAATAATTTTCTTACGAATAGTAAGGGCATCCAATGCTGGCATTGCATCTACGAATTTACCAATATATGTTCTATCAGTTTTTTCGTTAATACTAATAATATGTGATTTTAATTTATTTGTGGTAAATTCATTAAATTCTTGATTATATGCTTCTTTATATGCTTCGGCTTGATTAAATAACATGGTTTCTTCACCACTACTTAATAATTTGAATTTAACAGTTTTTTTACGCATCGGTATTTTAACACTAAAATGTCCTTCTTCATCTGGTTGTCCTTTGACTTTTTTATACCTGAGTTTCAGAAGGTCAACTTGGGTTTTAAATGACACATTTGTCCTTGGATCAGGTACTTGCACCGAATATTCAGGACCATAACTTGAACTACGTAAAAATAAAATAATTGCATTACGGTCACCAGCGAGTAGGTCATCGGGAATAATATTTTTGGTTTTTATCTTTCTTTTCAATAATATATCCAACACAGTACCATTTTCGATTAAAGAAGGTGTGGTAAGTAAGTCTTCGTCTTTTGAAGTCATATACTCAACATTGACCTCAGAAATCTTATTCTTATAAAATAGACCTTTTGATGGTAATTTAACAATTTCATAACTAGTCATTAAATCTGGGTCAGTTTCTTGAGACATTGTTCTTTCATATTCTTCAGAATTAAAAGTAGATGCTGCTGATGGTATTGAAGTAGAAATTGCTTCAGGTGGTGTTGAAACTACTGATTCAGGTGGTGTTGAAACTACTGATTCAGGTGATGGAAGTGTTCCGTCATCACGCATCTCTTTATATTTTTTCAATACATCACCAATTGGTTCTTTTTTTGGTGGTTGGTTTTTGTTCTCCATAGTAATTATAAAATTTTATAGTTTATTATTGTTTTGTGATAAATACTCGGAAAAAAATTTTCGACCCAATTCAAGATTTTTAATTAAGACTCGTATTATAAAGTAAATAACTTAATTAAATGACTGAAGAAAATAAAATATTGGTATTGTATGTTGGGGTACAGGGAATCCGTAGTGAGGATATTCATGCTTTTACAAGAAGTATTACTGAAAAAGTGATACCATCAACATTTCGAGGTGAAGTTATTGTTTTACCTGTTCAATCACCAGACACAAGAGTTGAATGTATTAATCCGAAATACATTACGGAAGCCGAATTAATTAAGGAGCATACCGAAATGATGAAAAATTTAAAAATAGAACTTCAAAATCAATTCGATCAATTAAAAGAAAATAATAATGGGTAAAATAAAAATTGGTATTGTTATCGATGAAATCCTAAGAGCAAAATGGCTACAATTCGACAGATTTTATGCACAGGAGTTCGGAGAAGAGGATATTCCCGAAAAACAACCATATGTTTATGATTTTTTTAAAACCTATCCTTGGAAAGATACTGTAGAAAAGGTTAAAGAAATGCGTGAACCCGAAGACACGCCAGACACAATTAATCCGATAGATTATCAAGTTGATGATAAAGGTAATGCACCTGCTGATTTCATGATATTTAAACCTGAAAAAGAAATTAAATTAACAGCAAAAGAAGTTTATAATAGATTCATGTATGAGGATTATTTATTTGAAATTAATGGTGCTGCACCAGCTATGTATAAAGGAATGGATTTACATGTTAATAATTTCTTACAAAAATATGAAAACACCATAGATTTCGCTGTATTGTCTGTTGAAAACCGTTTCAGTATACCACCAACACTTTTTTTCCTAAGTAAGATATCAACAAGATTTAAGAATTACATATTTCTTGATAAAGCAACTGATATGTGGAAAGAAGTCGATATTCTTATTACAACCGACCCAGAAATTCTGAAACTCGGTGCGCCTTGGGGTAAGAAATTAATTAAACTAAAACGACCATATAATGAAAACATTAAAGCTGGGTCATTGGAAGTCCTACAAATCGCTGATTTGATTGATAATCAGGATTTTCAAAAAATAATTAAATATAAAACTAAATAAAATGAGTGAAGAATTAGAAATATCAGCAGAACAGGCTGAATTAGAAAAAATCGAGAAGATTAAAGTCAGTCTCGATAAACTAGTAAATAAGAAATCAAAATTCTTATTTGTTGTACCAGAATCACAGAATCCCGTTGCAAGTGTCTATGAAATATATTTTCATGCAACAGTTGTAAAAAATCTGGGTTATGAAGTAATTATTATGGTTGAGAAAGGTGATTATGTAGCACCTACTTGGATTGAGAAAGAACTTACAGACCATAAACAGATGTCAATGTCTGACCCTAAACTCACGGTAGGACCAGAAGACATCATGGTCATCCCAGAGGTGTATTCAAACGTAATGGAGCAGACCAAAAACCTTCCTTGTTTAAGAGTTGGATTATTACAATCGATTGATTATATGGTAAGTTCATTAATCCCGGGCACGGATTGGACATCCTTCGGAATCAAAGACATTATTACGACTTCACAAAGTCTTAAAGAATGGTTAGAATCCTTCTATGGAGCGGATAGGTATGATATTAAGACATATAATGTTGGTATTCCTGAATATTTTGAAAGAACAGACGTGCCACAAAAACCAGTAATTTCGGTTATTGGTAGGAATGCGAATGAAATCTCGAAATTCGTAAAACTATTCTTTAGCAAATACCCACAATACAATTGGGTGACTTTCGACTCAATGTTGACCAAGAGCAAACCACCACAACCAATGCGTAGAGTTGACTTTGCGAAAAGATTGCAAGGCAATTTTGCTGCAATTTGGATTGACAGGATTTCGAGTTTCGGAACATTTCCATTAGAATGTATGAAATCAGGCACAATTCCAATCTGTCTGAAACCCGATATAATGCCAGAATATATGATTGAAAGAAACGAGAATGGTGTCGCAGTTAAAGCAGTTGAGGGTGCTGGTGTCTGGACTGAAAATTATTATGACCTTCCAGTATTGGCAGGTGAAGTTCTTATTAAATTCTTGGACGATAACATCAATCCTGAATTATATAATATAATGGAAAAGGTTGTATCAAAATATAATCAAAAAGACAGTGAAGCCAGATTGGTTGAAATTTATACAGACCTTACCAAAAAGAGAATCGCTCTGTTCGAATCAGCACTTCAACCACCTGAACCTGTTCAACCAGTTGTTGTGGAAAAATAATATTAAATTTTAAATAAATATAAAATGAATATATCAGTAATAATTCCAATACATAAATATGATGATGAGTTATCATTATTGGTTGGTAAAGCAGTCGAATCGATTGTTAAACAAGAGGATGTCGAAGAACTTCCAGAAATGATTTTAGTGTATCCAGTAGAACTTGATGCTAATATTATAGGCTTCCGTGATTCGATGATTCGCAAATATCAGAATAGTGGTGTCACAACTAACAACTTTATTTTAATTAAAAACGATGATGTAACTGACTATCAGTCGCAAGTAAATCTCGCAGTTAAATCAGTAACTACCGATTATTTCTCGGTACTTGAATTCGATGACGAATACGGTACAACTTATTTTAGAAATGTTAAGAAATATATTATAAATTATCCAGAAATTGATGTGTTCTTAACTATGATGATTGAAGTTAATGAGAAGGACGAAGGTATTAAATTAACAAATGAAACTGTTTGGGCACAACAATTTGTTGGTGAGAATGGTGAAATGGGTTATTTGAATGCCAATGCGTTGAAACAATACACGGATTTTAAATTAAGTGGTGGGGTTATTAAGAAAACCGAGTTTGAAAATCTTGGTGGTTATAAATCGAACATTAAATTGACTTTCATGTATGAATTCTTGCTCAGAGCACTAAATAATGCATCAAAAATCTTCAGTATTCCGAAAATTGGATACAAACACTTTGCAACACGTGAGGGTAGTCTGTTTGATGAATATCAGAAAACAATGCCTATTGATGAAAGAAAATTTTGGTTTGAAACAGCGACAAAGGAATCAAATTTTATGAATGACAGAACAATCGATTTATCAAGAATAAAAAAAGTAATTTCTGAATAACTTTATTCTCAACCAATAATTAATGAAGAAAGTTGAACCTTCTAAGCCATATTTTGCGGAAAAAGAAGAACAAGCAGTTATAGATTATATTAATTCTGATTCGCTGGAAGAAAAAAATAAGATTTATAACGATATATTGATTGAACCATTTCGAAAAATGATACAATCAATTCTGAGACGATACCCTATTCATATTGGAAATTATGATATGTTAGAAGTTGAATCTAATGCACTTACACACCTAATTGAACATATGGTCAAGTTCAATCCCCAAAAAATTACTAAATCTGGAGCAAAAACAAAAGCATTTAGTTATTGTCAGACAATAATTAGAAATTATTATAAAGATCATAGTAAAAAAAGTTATACTGAGAAAAAAATTAATTTGAGTTTTGATGACTATATCGATGAAATTAATGAGAATATCGAATACACTTATGAAATGGAGATGGAAAGTCAACAGCAACTCGAAAAACTAATTAATAGTGTTATTGGGAAAATTGAAGACCGCATAAATAATGACCCTACAATAAAAAAGAATGAAGTACTTGTAGGAGATGCAATTGTTAATGTGTTGAGAAATTGGCAGGTATTGTTCATGGAAGACAGTCCAGATGGTAGATATGAAAAACGTGTAACCAATAAATTTGCGAAGAATAAAATTCTTTTATATCTGAAAGAACAAACGTGTTTAAGCACAAAAGAAATTAGAATTGGAATTAAACCATTCAAAGAAATTTATTTTATTGAGAAAATAGAATTCATGGAAGACTAATATAAATTAAAAAACTTGTATTTATATGTACTAAAACTATAAATCATGCCAAGACCGAGTATTTTAGGTGTTAAGTCAAAAGATGGTGGTGTTTATTTAATAAAAAACATTATTGATGATAAAGTATATGTTGGGAGCGCAAAAAGATTAGTTGAAAGAATATCTCTTCATAAACATTTATTAATGAATAATAAGCATCATTCAATACATCTTCAACATGCTTGGAATAAATATGGTGAGAATGTATTTATCTTCGGGGTATTAGAAGTAATTGAAAATTATTCTAATTTAACGATTATTGAACAAAAATATATTAATAAATATAGAAGTGCTGATGATAAGTTCGGATACAATATTTGCCCCAAAGCCGAGAATAATTTAGGTTCTAAACATCAAAGAGGAAGAAAAGAAAAAAGTGTAAGAATGACAGGCACTGGAAATAATTTTTATAATAAAAAACATACAAAAGAAGCAAGACGTTTAATTGGTTTACATAATCATAAAAGAAAATTAACTAATGAACAAATTGATAATATAAAATATTTATGGAATGGCAGATTTTATTCACAGAAGGATATTGCTTATGTGTATAAAGTATCGCCTTCACATATTTCAAAAATAGTTAATAATAATAGTAGAATTAAAATTTAAACACAATGCCTCGCCCAAAAAGAAAACAATTAAAATTCGATGAAGATAGTGTGAATAAACTTCTTCAGGAAATATATGATGAAAGCCACAATATTAAAGCAAAAATCAACAGACTATTCACTAAATGGGAAACCAAGGTAAAGGAAAGTGGTGAAGTTGCAGCAATTGGCGACCAAATCGTAAAACTTATTGGTGCTGAAGCCAAAAACCAAGATCAGAAAATCATATTGCTTCGTTATTTAAAAGAAGTGGTATTCGATCTCAAAGG